ACTGTGGCGATTGATGATTTTTACGGATTCCTGCGGCAGGGCCGGGGGCAAATCATCGACGGCACTCGTGTTGGTGGGGACGACATTATCGACGGCAACGTGTACGAGAGTCTGTCTCTCGCTGATAGAGCAAACTATACCGAGCTAGTGGACAGCGGGTTCGGCTCGTTAACTTCGGCGGGCAGAGAAGCTCCGAATGAAGTGCGAACTTTCGCCCGCAACCCCGTGTATCGTGACCTGACCCGCAACACGAAAAGGTTTAACCCCGAAACGAACTTACTTATGAGTTCATTTTTGCTGGGCAAGGGCTTCTCTCAAAAGGTCAAGACTGTTTACAGTCCGATAACACAGATTCGTAACGTCACCTCGGCTGCGCTTTTCGCTGGGGCGCAAGGAAATATTGGTCGAGGTGCCAATGTTTTTGAATCGGTTGCGCTTGTTCTGGAGAATATTCGCAAAACTTCTCCAGAAGAACGCGCAGCATTCTTCCGTGAGTTGCAGGAGCTTGGTGTCGTAGGTACGCAGGCACAGCTTCGAGAACTTGAACGAAGCATAGACGACGGCCTTTCATACTATTCGAAAGGTGAGGTAGATCAGTTCGGTGTTAACCTCGGCCAGAAGAAGACACGAGGCCGCGCCGGTCAGTTCTTGGGGTCTATCGATAAACGCGCCAGGGATCTGTACCAAGGTGGTGACGACATCTGGAAAATCTACAACTTCGACTTCGAGCGCAGCAAGCTGATCAATGCGTTTGGCGGAGACGTTGCTGCCGCAGAAGACTTCGCTCGGGCACAGGGTGCGAAGAGTCTAAACGCATACGCCGCTGACATTGTGAAAAACACCGTGCCGAACTACGAACGGGTGCCGCAGTTTATTGAAGGACTGCGAAAGCTGCCACTTGGTAACTTCATCGCATTCCCTGCCGAGATTGCTCGTACGTCCTTCAATACTCTGAACCGTGGCATCGATGAAGTGCAGATGGGTGCGCGGATGATTCAAGAGGGGCAGGCTGCGGGCAACCAAGCACTGGTGCAGCAAGGCCGCAGTATGCGGGACATTGGCAAGCGGCGACTCAACGGATTCGCTGCAACCACAATGGTGGCTGGCCCGGCTGTGCAAGAAACAGCACTGTATCTGAACGACCTGTCACGAGACACGCTTGACGCACTGCGCGAGATCGCACCTCCGTGGAGTAAGAACAGTACACTTGTCCCAACCTCTGTGGACAAAGATGGCAACATCACAGGTTACGTGGACTACAGCTTCACTAACCCGTACGACTATCTGCGCCGTCCGGTCATGGGCATCATCAATGCAATCAACGACGGCAAAGAACTTGATCTTGATGCTGATACAATACTCGCCAACGCAGCGGCACAGTTTTTCCGTGAACTTACTTCACCATTTTTGGAAGAGTCGATCATCACAGAAAGATTGGCAGACCTCATCGTCCGACCCGGTGAGACACGAACCGGGTACAAAATATTCCGCTCTGAAGACACAAGAGGCGAAAAGGTTGAAAAAGGACTTGTTCATATCTTTGAAGCGTTCCAACCCACGATTGTGTCTGACATCATGCCTCTGGCGCAAGTATCACCCACCACAGGTGATGTAGAATACATGACGCCGGGTCGTCTTATGACCGCGCTTCTCGGCCCCGAGGGCTTGGACAAAAAAGGAAATGTCCGACAGGCCGAAGAAGAAATACTTCGTTATCTTACCGGTATTGGAGAGCAAAAAGTATCTGCCGATTCCTCCTTTAGATACCGCACCTATGGTCACAACGAGGCTGCACGGCAACCGCAAGGTAATTTTAACAAGCAGCTTCGCGCGTTTGGTCGTACCGTCGAAGATCCCTCTGTTGTCCTTGAAAACTATCGGCAGGAAAACGAACGCAAGCTCAAAATATACAATCGTGGGTTCAAGCTGATCAAAACCATGAGGGCACTTGGTATGTCTGAAAGGGAGATCAGAAGGGCTGCAAAAGAGTACGGATTCTCTGGCTACAAGAAGATCCTGCAAGGCCGTTTTGATCCGGTAAACATTGAACCTGATATATTGAACGACATCTCTGCTTTCTATCGTAGTATTAATCGTCCGTTTGATCGTCGAGGTTTGCAGCGTGAGTTGAACCAGATAAAACGAGAATACCTCCGCACTCCGTTAACCGCAGAGGGTGTAGAAGAACGTCGTCGTCCAAGATTTACAACTGAAACATCGCAACAACAAACACAAACCCCCACGGCGACGACTCCTCCAACGGCGCCCGTGGACACGGGAGCCGTCAGTGATCTCCCCTCGGCGGCTCCCGTACAACCCATGACGAATCAAACCGCTCAGTCCACGATCCAGGATCCACGGACCAGGGAATTGTTTGAAAGATTACGAGGTACTGGATAATGTTTCGTTGGCTGCTACACTTACTACGTGCACGACAAACGGGCGACATGAGTCAGCACCGTCTTCATACCACCCGGTATGAAGATCTTTGCATGTAGGAGGTAACCATGAACCTAGAACAGCTTCAACACGAGCTTGCCATCGACGAAGGATGCAAGCTCGAGATCTATCTCGACCATCTCGGGTACAAAACCGTGGGTATCGGGCACCTTATTACCGAAGATGACGAACTATACGGCTTCGAGGTGGGCACTACGGTCTCTCAGGAGCACGTCGATGAACTATTCCACGAGGACATACAACGAACTGTACGAGATTGCGAAATATTGTACAACGATTTCAATGATTTGCCTGAAGAGGCACAATTATGCATTGCGAACATGTGCTTCCAACTCGGTCGTCCACGGCTCTCGAAGTTCAAAAAAATGAAAATGGCGGTCGATAATCGGGACTGGGCCGAGGCCAGCCGTCAGATGTTGGACTCCAGGTGGGCTAAACAGACTCCGAATCGGGCGATGCGTCTGGCTCATCGGATTCAGGCGTTGGATGATACATGAGGTAGAACACACCGCAGTCCTTGCAGTGTAGGTTCGAGACGATGAAGTAGTCTTCCATGCCCTCGGTGTCGTGGTCACCGCCCCAGATCACGTCACCGCCGCAGGCAAAACATTTGATACTCATCTGGATATATACCCCAATACTTTTTCTGCGGCTTTCCTCGCGGCCACCGCTTCTTTGAATGTCTTGTACGTTCCGAGTGCTTTGAACTTGCCTTCATGATGGATGCAGGCTCTCCACCTACACTTCTTTTTTACCCAGTTCACACCCATAACACCGGAAGTATTGGTGCTGGGAAGTTTCCTGTTTCTAGAATTTAATTCTGGCGTAACACACCGAAGATTCTCGATGTGGTTGTTGCACCCATCTCCATCGATGTGGTCGATTACATGTCCTTCAGGTATGTCACCGTGCAGCAACGTCCATATGATTCGATGCTCGTACCACACATACTTTGTCTCTTTGTCCTCGCCTGTGTATCGAACTTGGCGCCTCGGCCACTGGCTGTCTCTCAAACTGCCTGCCCTTTTACCTTTCCGTAAACCTTCCTTCCAAAGTAAGATACCTTCTTCGGCGTCATATTCGAAAAGTTTTTCCCACAGTTTCATGGCCTATCCCACCTCGCCCCAGTTGTCGCCAAGCTCGGCGTCCACGTCGAACGGCACCTTCAAGTCTGGTACACAATTTTTCATGATATCGACAATTTTGTCGGATTGTTCACGAGAGTTCACGCTAAAACACAATTCGTCGTGAACTGTCAGCATCGGCACCAGTCCTTCTTCATAACACGTCACCATTGCCTTCTTGGTCTGGTCCGCACTTGACCCTTGGATCAGTCGATTTAGTGCCTTGTAGGTAAACGCACGGCGGATCATGCCCCGGCCTCCGTACTCCTTGACCGCCTCTTCAAGGGGCAGCGCACGGTGGTATCCGTAAGACCTTGGCTCCCATGTATCGAAGCGGCACTTGCGGCCAAGCCACGTGCGGATCACACCCTTGTCCATCGCTTGGTTCATCGCCAGATCGGCCATGCCCTTCACGAAGGGCACCTTGTCGTGATACTTGTTCAACAGTCCCTTGGCATCCTCCTCGGTAATGTCGAGGGTGCCAGCCAGCTTCTTCCGGCCCATACCATACATGATGCCGAGATTCACAGTCTTGGCTTCCTTGCGTGACACACCGGCCATGTCCGCCACCATTTGGTGGAAATCGGCATTGCCTTCGTGGTACATTCTCACCACATCATCAATCTGTGGATCCCGCCGGGCGCCGGTTAGCGTGGCGCAATAATGTGCCAGCCACCGTGGCTCCTGTGATGCGTAGTCAAAGCTGCCCCACTTCTCTCCATCCTCTGGGATGAAGAGACCCCGGATCATCTTTTTGATTTCGGGGTCA